TAGGTTTAGAAGCCATTGCTCCTGTACCTTCTGCAAAGTTTGAAAATAAAGCAACGAATACATTTTTCTTAGTTCCTTCTGTAAACATATCCCAAATATTCTTGCCAACTATTGCTCCTGTACCTTCTGCAAAGTTTGAGAATAAAGCAACGAATACATTTTTTCTAGTTCCTTCTGCAAACATTTCCCAAATAGGTTTGGCGGTTATTGCTCCTGTACCTTCTGCAAAATTTGAGAATAGTCTAACAAAAACATTTTTTCTATCTGAGTCTGCAGCTTTAAACATACTCCAAACATCTTTTTTAGTTGCTTCGCTTGTAGGAACATCCGTAAATAGGGAAGCGTAGACACCAACTTTAGTTGAATCATCTACCTTAAACATTCTCCAAATATCTCTTTTGGTTGCTTCATTTGTAGGAACATCTGTAAACAATGATGCATAAACGCCAACCTTGTTTGCATCATCTACCTTAAACATATCCCAAACAGATTTTTGTAAACTTCCTGCTGGATACAAATATTCCCAAATGTCATGACCAGTAGTAGTAACTAAATCCCAAAGATTTTTTTGCGTAGTGGTTCCAGAAACATCAACTGTATTAGACAAAGAAATAGTCTCTGATGTATCAATAAAATCACTAATAGAGAACGGATTAGATTTAACATCAGCCCACCACTTAGGACTAAATAATGGAACAATTCTTTGAGCAATTTCTGCTGAATTTTTAATTCCATATTGACTAGTATTTAGTCTCCACCAATCTTTGTCAAATGTTGGTATTGATTTCTTGACAACAATATTCCACCAGTTAAATGGTATTTTAAGGGCGGGATTTACAACAGCTTTTTTCCACCAAGATGCATCAAATAAAGGAACCATAGATTTAACTGCACCATATGCTTGAGATTGATTTAATACTCTACCTCCTACAGATCCACCACCAACATTTCCTACAGATCCACCATCTGCATATCTATTAATTCCATCAAGGAATCCTCTACCTAGTTTAGATACTGAAGATGCTCTAACCACATACTCACCATTTGAAAGCATTGCGGGAATAGAGTCAGATGTTCCAGTTCCTGGTCCAAAAATATATCCTCCAGTTGCTTTGTAAGTACCCTTGCCTTGTGTAAATTTTCCCTCTGGCTGCTTATTGGGGCTTCTAAATAGATCTTGACCAGATTGCCTGATATACCAACCCTCACCTTTCCATTCATCTTCAACTTGTTCATTTTGCTTGGGGTTGTTAAATTTACCCGTCTTCTTATCTTTATAGGTCCAAACCTGCCCACTAGCGGTTTTTACCGTAGCCCCACCTTTTGGTTCTATGCTTTCGGGTGTTTTGCTTGCAATTCCTGCTTGCTTGAATGCATCTTCTTTCTTTGCTCCACCCATCATCAATGCTAATGCAACCTGCTTTTCAAATCCATCTTTTACTCCAGCAAGTGCGTTATTAATTGTTGTTGAATTATTTACAATTTTTTGGAAGTTTCCATCCTTGTCTATATTTTTAAATGCAGTATCTACCTCGCCAACTGTCATTCCAGTAGCATGCAGTGCTCCTCTTAAAGTTTTTTCATCTGTAATTTTTCCATTAGCAACATCATCTTTAACTTTTTGTATTGCTTTTTCTGCTGTTTCTCCAAATTTTGTAGACTTATCTGCAGTATCATCAAACTTAGTTTGTGCAGTATTTAATCTGTCATTTAATTTATCAATAACTCCACTTGCTTTATCTATAGCACTTTGAAGATTTGCAATTCTTTTTTGATCCGCTTCATCTTTGCTTTGCTTTTCTTTTAATTCCCGCTCATTCTTTAATTCTTTGTTGTAAGCATTTTGAGCAAGTGCTAGTCCGATCAGATCTCCAGAAGATTGTGCATCATTGATTGATTTTGCAAGACCATCTAATGTTTGTTGTTGTTGGATTCCCTCTTGTTTTTTATCCCACAATTTTTGTCTAACATCAATTTCTTTTTGAATTGAATTGATGCCATTTTGTTGAGATTTAATAAAATTATTTTGAGCTTTAATTTGATTATTAATTTGAGTAGTTGTATCTTTTAAAGCTTTTTGTTTTGCTTTTGCCCAATTTTCGTCTTTTTTGTACATTTTGTCAATGAATGGTTGTGCTCCAATTTGAACTGATTGGGCAGCTGAAGCTAAATCTGTTACTGCACTCAACATTTTAAGATTCTTTGTCAAATACTCTGCTTGACCCGAAGTCATTTTAAAGCCGTTTGCAGCCAATACATCTACTTTAGCAATAGTGCTTAATTGTGCTCCAGATTTAAAAAGATGAGAGTTGAGCGTTGCTAAACTTGGACTTGTTGCACGAACTTGATTATTAAACTGATTAAATGCCACTCCACTATTATTAATTTTATTTATTGTTTTATCCCAACCTGCTTTACCAAGCTGTTGAGTAAATGTTTTTATATCTGTTGTTGTTGATGCTTGGAACAACACATTTGCTCCCGCATTTTTATTCTGATCGGTTCTTTTTAGTAAGGATGAAAGCTCTCCACCAGTTCTTCCTTTTCCAGCTGGATCAAATTCTTTTGATGATAAAACTGATCCTTGTTGTGCTAGGTCCATTCCAGATGCTTTCATCCAAGCTTTTACAGCTTGTATTGCTTTTGCCTGACTTCCTGTAGACATAAGAGTTGATTGGAAAACATCTTTAAGTTGACTTGTTTTTTGAGTTTGATCTCCTTCTTTCAAATTCTTTAATGCGTTTTGCGTTTCAACATCACCCGCACCCTTAATTGAATCTGCCAAACCATTAATTAATTTTTGCATTTTGTCAATTGGTTTTTGCAGACCATTACTTGCTAAAACTGTTGCACTGGAGAAATCGCCAATTCTTACTCCTAGCATTTTTAATGTGTCTGTGCTGGTTGTGGTTGACACGCTAATTGCGTCTGCTGCTTGTTTTGCATCCGCTTTTGTTTTAGCCATATGTGCGGTAATACCACCATATATAGCCCCTACTCCAGCAGCAGCAATAGCTGCCTGTGGTCCAAACATCATTCCCATAGAACCAAATTGGGTAGCGGTACCTATCGCACCTTTTGCAACCTGATTATCTCCTACAATCTTATTGGCAATTCCACTAATAATTGGAGCTGCCATTTGTGCAGCCATCATTCCGCCCATACTAAATCCAGGACCTCCGCCTAGATTCTTTGCCTTACTCAAAAGGTTGCCCACCTTGCTTGGCTTTTCATATCTTGGTACCAATCCACGCTGATCTTGACCCTCTGGCTCTAATGGATTTGGGGCACCAAAAATCCATTTCTTTTTGTCAGCATCAGATAGTTTTCTTACCTGCCCTTGAAGACTTGTATCTCTAGTTGGAATTGAATCTTTTACCTTTTGTTTTCTTTCTTTTACCGATTCTATTGCTGATTGTGCTGCTGCACCTGCAGCTGCTCTTGCATTAAGAGCTAAATCTTGCAATCCTACCTCTGCTTTAACAACTTGCTGCCTCATAGCATCAATTGGGGTGGTAATAGAATCCACTCCATCTTTAAATGCTTTTGCACTTGTAGTAATTTGAGCAACAATTTTAGTAGGATCTGTTTCTCTTGTTTGTGCACGATTAGCCCTTGACCTTTCAACACCCGCTACCATTTGCATAGCAGTAGTTATTGGACTTAAAAGTTTATTAACAATCCCGCCAACAAATGTTTCTTTTCCTGGCTCTCCAGAACCTGTTGCAAATCTAGGAGCAACATTCCAATTTAAATCATTAAGTAATCCACCGTGTTTTTTTGCTGCATTTTTGTTAACGACAAATTCACCAGGTTCAAGCATAGCAGGAATTCTATCTCCGTCCCCACTTCCTGGAACCCAAGGGCTTCCACCAAGTTGATATCCAACTGGACTAAGATCTGGTATACGAGCGGGATATGGTTGTTTTAGATCTACATACTCACCTGTATCTTCATCATAAATAGAATTAACTGATGGATTAGATATTGAAGATAGACTGATTCCTTTTCTACCAACATTAAAGTTTGTTATAGTTGCAGGAGACCAAACAACACCTTGATATCCTTTTTTAATTAAATATTGATAAAATGGATCTTCAGGACCACTATTTTCTGCTGCCGATGCTGCATCTCTAAACCAATGATTTTTATCAAATAACGCTTCATAATAACCTCTGTCCTGCATTGCTTCTTTTCCAGATTTTGTTCTAGAAAAAGAATTAATAAGTGCTTTTAATTGTTTGCCTGGTTCGTGAAAGTCTGATGTTTCATCATATGCTTCAATATATCCTTTTCCTCTAGCAATTTTTCTAAAAGCTTCTCTTGTTTTTGACATAGTATATTTGTTGGATCCTGCATAATCATTCCAAACTTCATCGTTTGTCTTTAAGTTTGATGAAAAATATGTTCCAGGACCTTCCATTTGAGTTCCATAGCCAGTATCATACTTTTCCATAGGCTTAATACGACTTGGATCTATGCCAAGCATTTGGTCTCCAGCGTGAACCATAAACATTTCCATAAGAGATGCTTGCATTCCTGGACTTAACTGATTTGGATCAGTAATATTAAACATACTCATATATCTTCTTAGTATATTTAATTGTGCTTTTTCTTCTTCTGATCGACCAACAGCATTAGGAAGCAAGATATGAAGTGCAGTATTTAAGGGATTAGATCCCCATATTTCATTATCTGGATATGGTGTTCTTTTTTGAGACCTTCCACGACCCAAACCTTTAAACTTATGAGACTGCAATTCTGTATCTGTATATTGAGAATAAGCTTCTTTTATTTCTTTTTGTGTCCAGCCACCTTCAGCACTCTGAATCATTCCACCATTTTGGAAACCACCACGTTGCTTCATATTTAATACATATGGGAATAAATTATTTTCAATTGCTTGTTGATATGCTTTTTGACCACCAATCATTTTATCTGGTGGAATCCACATTTGAGAAATAGATTCTAGTTTTGGTCGACTAGAACCAGTGATCCATTCTCTTTCCATTATACTTCTGCCACGATATTTTGCATCAGGCTTTGCTGCTGAAACATCCAGCATTGGATTGCCCTTCTTAAATTCCCTTTGAATCATAACATCGGTTGGCTCTTTACCATAGGGCATAAATTTAGCAACATTTGCCCTTTCTCTCAAAACATCTTCTTCTTTATGTTTTAGATAAATAGCCATCTTTTCTTCAAAAGTTGTTCCGTCATCTTTCCAGCCTCTAAATCTGCCTTCAAGCCAGGGTCTTGCAACATATTTTGTTTGCATTACGTCTGGTTCATTATTTACTGCATCTATGGCAGCTCTTGTGGAAGCTAAACTTTTTTCTGCTACTTTTAACTGGTATCGAGCAAATTCTAATTTTTGGGGGTCATCGGTAAATTCTTTACTTGCAAGCCAGTCAAATCCCCACTCTGTATATGCCGAAGGCTTTCCAGTTAAATTAAATCTTTTACCAAGAATACTTTCATAATCATCAGTTTCAAGGGCTTGCATGATAGCAACTTGTTGTCCTTGAGGCATTTCTCCTGGAACACCAAGTCTAGTCTTTCTTCTAAGAATCATATCTTTTTGAATTGGACTAAGACTAGACAATAATGCTTGAAGTTTTTCGGGGTAATTTCTAATTTTTTTAGGACCCTGTTGCCAATCATTTACTAATGATTCTAATGTATATCCTCCACCAGTTTCAAATCCCTGAATTCCACCACGTTGTTTACCTTTAATTTTTTCTCTAAGATCTTTTGGAATTTTTTCATTTAGTGTTTGTAATGGACTAAGTTTTCCCTCAGCGTAATCATTAAGTCTAATTTTTTTACCGTAGTAATCAATGTTTTCCCTATTTGATAAAAATTTATATGCTCCCTCAATCCAATTTTTTGAATTGCCTTTTGGTGCATCTTTATCTTTAAGATGTGGCACTGCATTTTTAAGAGCTTCAAATAATTTATTTCCCTCTGCTATTGAATCTGGTTGAACATGAGCTGCATTTCCCATCCATTTGTTAGCAAACTTTCCTACAACTCCAGTTCCATCAAGCATATTTAACATATTATTAATTAAGCCAACTTCAAATATTTCACTGCCATCCCATTGTTTTGCATTTTGTCCAAAAACTTTTTTATAAACATTTGATTTAGTATGAGCAATTTCAATTCTACTTGAATTACCAATTCCAAGTTTTCCAGCGTTAATTGATCTTTTTTGAATTAATGGAGAACTTAAACCACCTGAAATAGCTTTTTTCCAATCTGATGGGGCTGATGATTTTTTAATTCCGTGACCCGTTCCATAAAACATTGTACTTATAGGTTTGTATCCACCACCCCTTACAAATCCTGGAACATCTCCACCATCTTGCATAGCCCATTCTGGATACCCTGCTCCAAATGCTAATTTTCTTTCCGCAGAAGCTTTAATTTTATTTGCTTCTTTTGTTGCAAGTGCTTTTTCTGTAAGTGGTTTTTTAATTTGTGGCTCTACTGATGCCCAAGCATCAAAATATGGACTCATATCCATCATAGATGCTTTTCTCAAATCTTCAATAATATATGAGTAAGCTTTTTGTTCTTCTGGTGTCATCATTGACATATTTGAAAGAGCATTTTCTGATTTTGCTAAAGCAGCTTTTGCAGCTTCTTGCCATTTTCTTGTAAGACCCGCAGCACCAAGTTCTCTAATAATTGGAGCAGTTGCTTCAGCTCCGTGTCTTCTAGCTCCAGCTTTATCCATCAAAAGAATTGCACGAAGTTGTGCTTCAAGGTCTACAATTGGGGAGTCTAATCTTAATCTTGGCTGTGATGCTTTGTCGCCCAAGAAACCTGCACCAACGTCTCCAACAATGCCTTGCCAGAAATTATCTGACTGTAAATCTTTATCTCTTCTGACAGCTGCAGCAAGCATTTGATTAACTGCATTCTCCGAACTAAAATCTCCTGTACTACTTGCAAAAGTTTCGTCATAAGGGGACATAACGCCAAACATATGATGACCTGTTTGTGGATGAGCAAACTTCATAAATTGTTGATTTGGAGCATTAAGCCCAAAAATATCACGAGTTAATTGAGTTCCTCTAGCTTCAATAAGGGCAGAGTCGGCAGTATCATGACCCTTTAGAACATATCTTTTACCATTAATTTCATAAACGCCATTTACACCTGGAATAAGAGAACTCATACCGCCTAGACCTTGAACTTTTGAGCCAATGTCTGTTAATCCTAAATCAGAAAATCTTCCATTTCTTGCTTCTGAGTCAGCTGCTTCTAGTGCGCTCATCCAAGTGGTATATCTTTTTGCCCAACTTTCTGGCATTCCAGAAAGATCTACGCCCCTGTTAAAACCTGGAATTCCCCCACCAATTTGGAATCTTGGTGCTCTGTTAAAGTTTATATCGTGAAGAACTCCTCCATATTGTTTAGCAGCATTTTTATTTACAACAAATTCTCCAGGTTCCAACATAGCAGGGACTTTATCTCCATCACCCGTTCCTGGCACCCAGGCTGATCCTCCCGTTTGTAATTTCTTAGTTGGTCCTGCGAAGCCTACAATTGCAGATTTTAATCTCTGCGCCCCCATTGTTTCTCCAGGACCCAATTGTTCTGCAAAAGAATTTCCTTTTCTTTGAGCTTCAAGGGCAATATCTGCTTCTAGGTTTCTTCCCGCCATAAGTGCTTCTGTTGGTGTAGATGCACTAGCAATTTGCGAGGTAATCATTAATCTGTAATTGCCAATTTCTCTAACAGCATCAGCAGATAGTGTATCAACAAATTGTTGCCACGCAACAGAAACTCTTCCAGCACGAGATTGTGAATCTCCACTGGTCATAATTCTCTTAACTTGATTGTTTAGATCATCAATTGCTGTTTCTGATCCAGCCAAAAGTGCTTTTTGAGTAACAAGATTATCTACAACAGATTTATTTACTTGTCCCGCTTCAAATGTAACTTTATCAATAATTACTTCAAGTTCAGCAATTTGAGCATCTGTTAGTTGACGACCCTTTTGACTTGTAAATCCAAGAATTCTTGTTAATTCTTCTCCTGCTAATTCTTCATCTTTAATTTTTCCACGAATAATTTGATCATGAATATCAACAAGTCTTTGAGTTTCTCTGGCAAAAATTTCATCTTTTGTAGGACCGCCCGCATTTCCATAAATAACATTTTCCTGACCATATCTTCTTTGAAGAAGACCTGCAGCAGAACCTTGTGGAACCATTCCATACTGAGCCATTTGACCCTCTTCAAAGTATTGCTTAAACTTTTTAGAGCCTTCATCTTGACCGTGTTTAGAAATATATCCAGCTTCAACTGCTTGTAATTGGGGGGTAGCAGAAGGATTAGCATAATATTGTTTTAGTGCTTCCGCTTTAGATGTATAGTGTGGTCTTTCTCCACCTTGTTGCTTTGAATCCGCTTCATACAGATGCAGGGCAGTAAGTTCATCCTTAGACATTGTTGCATACTTTGTATTAGGAATGTATGGAGTAATTGGGTGTCCTGCAATATCAAGCAGGTTCTCTGAAAGTTTTTGGATTTCTCTGTTTAGGATAGCAAATGCTTGAGTAGCGTTTTTAGCATTTTCCCCAAGCATATCTGTGTTGTGGGATGCTGCTAAAGAACTAACATCAATCTGCTCAAAATAATTTTGTATTCCTTGGAATGCACCTTTTAATCCAGATGCTTCGGTTCCAATACCCTTGAAACCTTGTCTCCACATTCTAAAGAAATTGGCTCCTTTAACAAGAGATCCTACAAGGTTAATCATTAAACCACTAAGCATAAGAATAGGACCAACCAATGCGGTACCGCCAAGAACTCCCATCAAAACATTTTTTAATGGACTAAATTTATTCACAACATCTAAAAACTTAGAGAATATATTCATAGCTTTTGTAGCCCAAGTAATAAACTTTTCACCTAAAGGAAGAAGTTGGGATTTAAATTCTTGAATAGCACGATTGTATTTTCCGCTAACGCTATTTGCTTGTTTTTCAAGCTCTTTTGCTGACAAGGCAGCTAGTTGTGTGGATGAAGCCATAGCAAGTTGGAATACTTGGTTTGTCTGACTATTTGCAGCCCCTAAATTATTGATAAGTGCGGTAATTTTAGCAAACTGGAACTTACCAAACAAATTTTCAATTAATCTAGCTTTATCTTGGGGAGCAACTCCCTCAAGTGCTATCTGTAAATCTTTAATCATTAACAAGAGATTTCCAGCATCCCTTGATGTAATTTCTTTAATATTAATTCCAAAGTCTGTAAATGCTTTGGTAGCCTTAGTGCTTGGATTAATTAATGATGCCATTGCAGACTTAATAGCATTTGCACCTTCTGCTGCTGGAACTCCCGCTTCTTTTAGGGCAACCATCATAGCAGCTAGATCTTTGTAACTTCCGCCTAATTGATTAATTACATTTGATGCTCTTGGTAGTGCTTCTACTAAATCCGCCATCGATGTACTAGTTTGGTTTTCTACTGCGTTAAGGAAGTCTACAGCTTTTGCTGTATCATCTGTTGTTAACTTGAATGTTTTTTGAAGTGCAATAGTTGCTTTGATTGCACTTTGTTGGTCTAACTCTCCAAGAGTTGTAAGACGCATAACCTCTTTAGTAGATTTAATAAGATCTTGACCCTGCAAACCAGTTGCAGCCAAATCTGCAGCGACAGCAGTAGTAGCCTGAGCAGTTACACCGTATGCCTTAGAAAGTTCTGCTGCTAAATCTAAAGTTTGCTTTCTGATTGCGTCAAGGGTTTCTTGAGATGTAATGGTTAAACCAGATCCATAAACTTTAGCCAATCTTGTTAATTCTTTATCTACATCTTGGAATACCTTGGATGCTTGTGCACCAAATGCAATCATTGGTACAGTAAGACCTACTGTAAGTTGTCGACCTGTCCATTGTGTATTTTTACCAAGATTAATAAGTTCTGTACCCATACCACGAATAGTGGAGTTTAAAGCTCTTGTCTTAATATTCATTGCTTCTTGTGTTGCACCAAGAGTTTTAAGATCAGCATTGATGCTAGTAATTACTCTTGAGTATCCCGTTTTTAGTGCATCTGGAATAACAAACGACTTAGCAATCCTTGCTTGAGAATCTGCTAAGTCGTTTAATTGATTGTTTGTTTCTTTGCTTCTATTTTTCCAAAGGTCAAAATATTGATGAAGACCAAGCTTTCCTTTTTCAAGGTTTGATCCAAGTTGATCAATATGGTCTGTGGATTTTACTAGCTCCATATTGAAAGCACGAGTTGACAAAATCATTTGGTCAAAGCGTTTTTGAATGCTTTGAATTTCGTCTGCCGTTTGCTTTCCAGATGTGCCAAGAAGTGGCTGGGACTGTAATGTTGAAATGGATGCCTTTAGCTTACCAATCTCAGTTTGTACCTGAGAAAAGTTAGCATAAGCATTAACATTAAAATTAATATTACTAGCCATTAACCCTCCACAACATGCCCAAGTCCCATACCGATTCCAAAGCCGTCTTTATTAGCTTTCCAGCCTTTAAGATCGGCAATGTCTGCCATTTGTTCCTCTTCTTTTTCTTCAAGTTCAACTCCCTGGAGTGCAGCCATAAATTTATTTTGTCTATCTTCTTTGTCATGCATTGCTTTGAGTGTTGCAAGCAATTCTTCAATAGATATACTAGATTCCAGTTCATCATAATTTTTCCAATGACCCAGAAGAAAAACTTCTGCTTCTAGAGTGGCTAAATCTAGTTCACTCCAGCTAGATCCGCCACCGCTAGGTTTGGGTCATTAAGTTTTAGCCCTCCAGCAATTTCTAAAATTTTCATCATTGTAGGTACTTCAATGACATCTTCAAATGTGTCTCTATCTTCTGCAAGCTTTGGGTTTAATTGCTCAAGGCAAATCATTGCTGCTTCAATAAAGATTTCCATTACCTGATCTTCATCTGTAACTGATGGGTCATCCATTTTCTTGATTACCGCCAAAAATTTCTTCAGATGCTTGATTGTTAATGGTCTGATTACTAATGTTTCTCCGTTTGATAATTGAATTTCTTCAATATCGTATACTGTTGTTGCCAAAGCAACCTCCTTATTTCTATAATAGAATTATACCAAAATATGTATCAAATACATAAATGCCCCCGATTTCTCAGGGGCATTTACGAAGCTATTAACTTTAGCCATAAACACGATCAATGATAACACCATATTCGGCACCATCATAAGCATCAGCGTCATCAGCCAAGCAGCGGAAGCTAACTGGGAATACAGTTGCAGCATCACGCTTTAGACCATGAGATGTGGTATCTACTTGAACAACTCTGCGAGCAACATAAACTCTTTCTTTGTAGTTAGATGTTGATGTTGTACCTTGTTGTACTTCAACTGGGGATTGTGTATCTGATGCAGTTGCACCAATTTGATATGGAGCAGAACCAACAGCAACAAGAGAGCGTTCTACTGGAGCATCTCCAAGAGCACCACCAGCTAGTGCAAGTGTAGCATTAGCAGCAGAAGTAGGGGATGCACCATAAGTAATTACAACATTTTGTAAAGTTGATCCAACAGTATTTCCTGATGCAGTATTGTAATACTGTGCAATACCTGGAAGGGTAATGCTTGCTGTTCCAATTGAACCAATTGCTGTAGTAATTAAACCACCAGTTACTTGAGTAACTGCAACAACCGCACCACTACTATCTCTAGTAATGTTGTATGTTGGAGATGCACCTGTAGCAAATGCTAAAGCACCACCAGTAACAGCACTAACAGAACCAGTAACTGGATTAGTAGTTGTTAAACCAGCAAAGATAGTAGATGCTGTTCCATCGGAAACACGAGTTAATTTACCTGCATCCAAGCTGGAAGCACTTGTAAATGATAGCACAGCGTTTGTATTAACGGTACCAGTGCTTGCAGAAATAGTAACTGCATCTTCGTTTTGACCAAATGCTAACTGAATGTTTTCAAGGCTACCCTCTGTGAGTTCTGTCTTAAGCATAACCTTAAGAGTTGACTTAAATAGACGAGCTGCGTCAAGCAACTGATCTACCATCACATCGTTGTATCCTGGCTCATATGAGATTTCAAATCCGTTATTAGTGTAACCAACTTCTCTCCACTTTGATGTGGCATTTGTTAGATAGGTTCTAGCACTTTGTGTAGAGTTCCAAGCTAAATCTCCAGATCCTGGAGTAGTGCTTGGGCGACCTGCGTTGGTTCCACGAGATACGAAGATCTGAGCAGCACCAACGAGAATATTTCTTACGTCTGACATATTTTTTTCACCTCTTTTCTTTTTAGAAAATTAGCAATTTTCACTTCCTCATAAATAGTTTATCCTATAAGAATGAAAAAGCCAAATTACTGATATCTACCATTACTGTCTAAATGTCTTGCATATGATACATAAAGTTTTACTTCACCCATCATAAACCCGCCCTCGCTTGCAAAGTGTTGGGGGGATACAGATGAATCGATAGATATGTAATGAAAGTCGTAGTATCCAGAAATATCTGAGTAACTATTTAAATCCTTTGCAGATTCATCATGCCTTCTAAATAAATCTTTTAACAAAGCCATGATTTTTGTAATTGTGTCATAATTTGGAGAAACAATTGTATAGGTCATTAATTGATTTGATATCCACCAGTTTTCTTGACCTGGCATTTCTTCATAATCATAAATCAAGTAGGTTTGACCTGGAAGCAAGTTGTTAAATTCTGGAATTTGTTGTGCGGGAACAATTGGTATAAGTGGCTGATCAAAACCATCTGCAATATAATCATTTTCCATTAAAATATCATTGCTTTTTATTTGATTCCAAATATATTTACTTACATCATAAATTGGGTGTATTGCATAATTAGGCATTATACTTCAACAACTCCTTGAGAATATTTTTCTGTAACCATTCTAATGGCTTCTTTTGCATTCTTTTTATCTTTTTTGCTTCCGTCCAAAGACTTTGCCACAGCATTTTCAATATTCAAAAACAATCTTGAACCTATTACTGTTTTCTCTGCTTTGGTGTTGTACCAATTTTTAGCAAATTTTTCAAAGGAGTTTTTAGTTCCCTTTCCACCTGGATGAGAAATTTTAACAATTTTGTGGGGAGCAACAAAATGAACTTTGCCATCTTTTTGTGAAAGAAATGCTATATAATCTTTTGTTGTAAATGAAATTGGTTTTCCAAATTCCATAACCTCTGCTTTATTAGCAAAAATACTTTTTTTAGTAACAGATCTTTTTGAATTTGATTTTTTTGGCATATTTGGAATTGGAACATTTGTTCTTGATTGCTTGAATTTAAATCCAATTTTTAAATTTCCGTAATTTACAGAATCTTTTTTAATAACAAAAAGCTTTTGATTATTGTTTCCTATTTTATTCCACTCATACATATGAAAATACTTTTTGGGATTCATTAAAGACTCTTTTGAAAAATCTTTAACAAATTGTTTAGAGGTAATTGTAAATATTGCTTTTGCTATTTGAGTTTTTGATGTGGGAGAAATTATTTCTTTAATGCCATTAAGTTTTAAATCTAATTCTTCAAAAAGTAAGTCAATTTTATTAAACTGCAATGATATCATTATTTTGAACCTGTGCCCTTCGAAGATTACATTCATAATAAGCAATTTTTCCAAATGGATCTAAAACTGGGTGCATAGCCACAATATCAAAAATTGTATCCTCTAAACTTATTCGGTCATACTCAAGGAATACTTTTTCCCCATTTGCTGAAGTAATTCCACTAATTCTAAAACGCTTACTTAATCTAACATCTGTCTGTAGTTTAATATCCAAGTTTTCAGCGTATCCCGCTGCTCCGCCAGCATAACTTTTACTATCGATAGAACCTTTTCCAGATTTATTTGATGGAACCATTGCCCTGCAAGAAATTGTTTGGTCAAAAACCCATTGACGAGTCATTGCACCACTATCTGATTGAACATTTTTTTGAATATAAACTTCGGCGGTCATGTTCATAAAAGTGTTAGTGTAAGAATTTAATTGAAAAATTCCCAATTAAATCACAACCATATTGATGTTTCTATATCCATCTAATATTGAATCTACAAGAACATTTCCAGTCCCATTAAAGGCTCCCTTTGCTAACTCAAAGGAGACTTCTGCAAGACTAATTTTATTTAAGTATTTTGTTCTCCAAGCAGCATCATTTGATAACAAATCTCCGCAAAGTAACATTGTGCATAACTTAACGTCTTGTGGAACATAGTTGTATCCAAACTGACCAATAACTTTGTATCTTGTGTGATTTCTAAATGATCCGTAATAAAGAATAGTTGGATCAACCTGGTTGTCATACCTTACATCTCCGTAAGATGTATCCATTTTGATTCTCATAGCTTTTCCTGTTGGCGTAAGCTCTACATCGTATCCAAAAACATTATACCCAGTTGTATAATCTATAACAAGCTTGCTATTTTCATACACCTTATCAATAGTTAGCATTCTTTCTGTTAGCTCTAAAGCATCTGAACCACTTCCAAATTGTTCTTGAAAGTCATACCTTGTTCCAAATTTTTGACCAGTATAATTTTCCACCATTAATCTTGCTACTTGTTCTGCTGTAGTAATATCTTTTTCTGAATAATAATTCAAATCTGATGGTCTTGCACCAATACTATAGTAATCTACAATATCACTTACCAAAGCATAAGGAGTAACAATCTGAACGTATTGTGTTTGAAAGGTAGATGCACTATTAATTACATAGTCCCATCTAACTTTCATTACCCGATTTAATGATGTAAAGTTGGGATATAAATCAAAGGTGTACCTACCATTAGGGGGAGCATTAAAAGCTGACCCTGAAGTAATTGAAGCGGATGTATCCGCATCTGTTATAGTTACAAATACGGACCCATCTGCATTTGATAAATAACCGTTCTTATATATATCTAATGTGAGCGTTTGGTTCGTTCCATTATGAATTTGTTGCACTTACTTCCTCCAACAAATTAGCTATAAAATTCCTGGGCTTCCCTAGGTGTAGCTAATCTGAAACCTTCATATGAGTCAAAAACTGACTGAGCATCTGCTGCCGTCATAGCAATAAATGGGTGTTGCTTAGTAAACATAAAGTTACCAGCTTGAAAAGTAAAATTACCCCGATCCATCTTTACCAAAACAACATCTGGATTAGCTTCATCAACTCTTGGTGGGCGTGGAGTAAAGTCTGGTTCAGGCTCTACTTTTTCCGCCTCAAAGAATCTTTTGTATGCATCATATGTAACGCCTTCTTCTTCCATAAGCATAATTAATTGTTGCTTAGAAATTTTAGCTGGAACATCTACTGCAAAAGATTCTGCAATTTCTTTTAATTCCTTAATTTTAAGAGTATCAAATGACATTTGATTCCTTTCGTTATATAAACATTATACCAAATAATATTAAAAAAGAATAAAGGGGGCAAATTGCCCCCTTTATCTTTAATTGAATTGAAATTAGAATGTACCCAATCCAGAACCTTGTGACGGAGATCCGTTCACACCTGGCTGGAAGTTTACATAAGAACCTCTTGTAGCATCTGGGTTTGTAGTTCCTAGAGCGTTTGATCCCAAAGAACCAAGCGATCCAACTACTGATGCAGATGTACCAGAAACTCTAACATTCTGTACAATAACGTGTGCGTCATAGTTTTCAATTGCACAACCAACACGGATAAAGAGAGTGTACTCAATTGTATCCTTCTTTGGCTGGAACAGACGATAAACAACAACATCACGCTTGATACCAATGATAAAGTTCTGTGGGAACGTCAAATGTAATTCACCGTGAAGACCTGTAGTTGTACCTGTGGTGCTTGTATTTCCATTGTATGGACGAGTCTCATCCATCAACGGTACGTTGATGACTGGGATTCCAAATGCAAATGGAGTTACAGTACCTGGACCACCATCGTTAGCAGCAACATCACCACGAATGATACCTGAAGAGATATCAAATGGGAGGAAGTTGTTACTTGTGTTGGTTAGACCATATAGGTAATCCTGCACCAAGTTAGATCCTGCAAAGAATCGAAGTTGGTTACGGCGTTGCTTGTACTTACGAGGAAGTGCCTTAATAGCTTGATTGAAAATCAAACCATTTAAACCATATCCACCCGCATCAACAACGTGTGCGTTATCAAGTGCTAACTGACGGAAGCCCTTGAATGCTGACATTAGAGGACCTGAAGCATTGTATCCTGATCCATTGATCAATACATCTTCAACGTCATTACCAGCCTGTGTAGCCATAAGACGAGCGATGTGATCTTCTAGATCTGGACCTTCAATGTTATCTTCAAGTGCTTCTGCCGAGATTTCCCAATCAAGACGTAACTTACGGGTTGTAAGAGAGATCTTTGAGAATGTAGCTGGACTTGCCTGGAAACCAGACGTACCACCCGAATTCACATAGTCTTGTGGACTATCTTCTGCAGCAACCTGCATGATTCTTTGACCAACTGCAACACGATCAATTTCAGTTGTATTTGAGCGCATACGGATTGTACGAGCTTGCTTTGCTAAAATTGTAGCGTCCCACATGTAATCTAGGAATCGATTAGCCTGATCTGGATAAAGAAGACCTGAACCACCACGAGTTGTTACACCATCGGCACCAACTGTGCTTAGATCTGAAGAGTTTGCAAGTGAAGTTGCGTTACCATCACCTGTTGTGGTATGAAGACCACTAACTGCTTTTTGTAAAAGTTCGTTACTCATTTTTTTTATTTCACCTACCTTTCAAAAGGGGATTTTTTTTATTTTTTTGTAGACTATAAGTCTTGGACTCCGAGGAAGGAACCTTGCCATATACTTGTTTTTTGTATTGAATTTTCTGGAACGTCTACGTCTCCAGATTTCTTAATTGCTGTGTCATTTTCATACATAGCAAGTCTTTTTTGTGTGTCTTGTAGTGAACCTTGAAGGCTCTTGACAAGATCTGTCAGGGTGTCAATTGATTTGCTTAGATCTTGCTTTTCAACGGCAAGTTCTTCAAATTTCTTTGTAAGTTCTGCTGTTTCTACCTCAAATGCTTTTTGCAATTTGCTGGTATCTACTGCTGTCTTTTCAACACTCTTCTCAAGCTTTTCTCCAACAAAGTCTTTGAGGTCAGTAACCATTTTCGTAAAATCTAGTTCATCAACCTCAACTTCTGCCACATCTGTAGCTTCTACTACATCAGTATCTTCAACAACTTCATTGATTTCTTCAGCTTGGTCGTATTCTTCTAGTTCTTCTGGGCTTAAATCTGCCACGATACTACCTCCTTTGCTGATTGTATTTTTCTTTTTCTTTTTCTTGGCTTTTGTTGTGCCAATATTGTTTCCCGCCTGATCTGGAAACAAGTTAATTGTATCCTCAGAGGTCACACTTAGTGGGGCGGATGGGGAGTCTGTAGTTCCATTTGGACCGTGATTTGGTCCTGGAGCATCATCTTTTTTAAAATAAGAATCCACTACTTTTTTGATAGAAGAATTTTTTTCCGTATCATGTTTCTCAACCCAACCAATTGTTTGCATAGAATCTCCGCAAACACTGCAATCTTTTGATTCTCCAGAATATGCTGTTGCAATCTGATCTGATTTGCACCAAAATACATTTTCTGTCTCAAGGTCTACTGCCATACCTTTAAAAATTAATTCGTCACCGTTCTTTTGAATAGAAAAAATATTTGCTAATGGATTTGCAGGATTGTCAACGAGGCTAAGTTCTTGCAAATCGTATGCTTGAATAACTCTATGACTATCTTCATTGTCTGAATCATTAGATGCTTCTACAATATTTCCGCCAATGGAAAATCCAGTAAGGGTGCCATCTAATACCTTTTCCCAAGTATCTTGTGCACCTTTTGAAATATATGCTTCTACAAAAACACCTTTATGGTTTATCCCAGAATCTGCATCGTAGAAATCTTCTTCATTAAATGATAAAACTTTACCTACGGCAATAGGCTGATGCATTTCTCGTAAATTTCCACGAAATCTCTCAAAGGCAGCTTTGCTGGCTTCGGCTGTAATAACGTCTCCGTGTTTGTCAACATTATCCAATGTTGCAAATCCTGAAACAGTTCTATTTTCCTTATCTACTTTGGCAATAGGAAAAGCAAGACTCATCTTCTTGCTTCCATTTGACCAAATTGATTTTTCAATATTCATGTTATTTAAATAATACCAACTTTATTACATAATACAAAATTTATGGTATTATACCTTCCTTAAGATTGGGTTCTTCCCTCGCCCTGTGGGTTCCTTGCATCACCTTGTATATCTGGTGCATTAATTTTTCTTTTTTGATCTCTTTGACGAGTTCCATTTTCTTGAGCTTTTTGCTCTGCTGCATCTTTAGCACCAATAACTAATGGAGTATCTCCACCTGCTCTTGGTGGAAGACCCTTACGGAGCCTAACATCATTTGGAACGATGACTTGATCTTTAAGATAAACATCATCAATTCTTGCTTGAGTTTCTTCATCTGTAAGTGTAAGTTCATTAAATCTAAGAGTAAACATATCTGTAATCTCAGCAATAACTTTTTTAATTTTGTGTTCAATGTATTCTTGTGCTGGTCTACATACTTGCTCTTTAAATGTTTTATCAGCATCTTTTGCACCCGCCAAAGACATTCCTTGTGGTGATCCAATCTTTGAAATTGGTACACGATGTGCTAAAAGAATACGATCACGGGATTCTACAGCATATTCTTTGAATGAAGAATCTTGAATTCCTGCTTCAATTGCTTTCATCTCAAACTCTACACGAGCCTGTTCTCCATCTGAAGGTAGTGGAATATAAAGTGTTCTGTGATTTCTTCCACGCAAACCTGTTTGGAAAAACTCTAAAAGTTTTCTTTCTGAGTCTGCACTTAGCTTTGCACCTTTAACAGTAATAATATATCTAGGAACAGCCTTATTCTCAAAGTAGTCTAAGTTGTAACGCTGTGCAAATTCATCACCTGCAATAGCATTCTTTGCAGAAATAACATCTGGAATTCCGTAATAGGTGTTAGTTGGTGAATATTTTTTAAAATGAATTACTTCGTTGGGGCGGGGATCGGTACCAATCTGATCTTCTGTAAAAGTATCTCCATAATTTCTAAAGAATGTATAGCGATTGTAAACAACCTGTACAAAGCCATCTCTATGTCGGCGTATACGCATAGTAATTGTAGGAATGTGACCAATAAAACCAATTTTACCAGATGACGTTCTGCCAATTTCAAGGTAGGCATTTCCTGTTGTTTCTAAATCTGTTACAATTTTTTTCATAGTTTCTAGAAAACCATCGTCAGAGTTCATAGACTCTAAGTAATCTTTTAATTCTTGACGACCTTTAGATATTTTTCTGCGAAGTTTATCTAATTTCACTGCATCATTCATCACATCTTCAACCTTATCCAAAACTTGTTGAGTTTCTTCAAAGTCATAGCCCAGACCAATAATATTTGCTACTTTGGCTTCTACTGCTGCGTGATGAAATGGTGACAAGTCAAATAGTTGAGACAAGTACATAACATTGTATGGAGGCTGGACAATCATAAATAATGAATATCCCGTTAAGTCAAGTGGGTCTAACTTTTTAGATTTAGCGTCATCTAAACCAGTGAATGATTTTTCTAATCTATTTGCTCTACGTTTAAAATTTTCATTAAGACCATCAATTTTTTTTAGATCTTCCCAACTTTT